CGCGGCAACGTCGGCGTTTTACTCAAACACCATCTAAAATTGCCGTGCGCTGGGTTATGAATCAGGAACAGTTTTCTCTATTTGAGGCGTGGTATAAGTTTCATGCCAAAGAGGGAGCCGAATGGTTTGATATCCAGCTTTTAGGCGGATTGGGGCTTCTGGAACAGGAAGCCCGTTTTATCCAACAATTTGAAGCCGGATTATATAAAGGGCTTCTTTGGGAAATAACCGCAGAACTTGAAATCAGAGACCGCCCCACTTTATCAGAGGGCGCTCTTGATATTCTGTTAGACAGTGATCCTGTGAAATTAGGACGTACGGTTGAGCGGTTACATTTTCTGGTACATACATTTATCCCTAATAAATTAAACAAATAAAGGAGTTTTCCATGGCAAATATGCAAGAAAGGCTTGAGACCAGTGTGTCTCAGGCCGAAATTGACGTGTCCAAATTGCACGATATTATCAATGGCGATGACGCGGCTACAATAGAAACAGAAAATGGATTAGTTTCCAGCATTGCTAAACATTTGAAAGACATTCGTCTTGAAATTTTACAAGGAATGGAAACAACCATTGAAACCGCTGAAAGCAATTTGGATAAACTTTATCAGGTGATTAACGGAGACGAAAACACCACCATTGAAACTGATAATGGCCCGATTTCCAGTATTGCCAAACATCTTAAAGAAATCAGGGCTGAATTAACTCAAGGTGTTGATGAAATTGTCGGAACGGCATTATCTGCTAAAGAGATTATTCTTGAGGCACAGTCTGATGTTACCTCAAAGCACGAAGCAATTAATGCAATAAAAGCCAATATTGATGAAATCGTTACCAATATCACCGCTATTAACGAACGTTTTATTAATAGTATTGATGAATTTGAAACAACATTAAACGAAGCTATTGCCAGTATTAACAATACTCGGGA